CTTCGTTGCTGACTTCGGCTCGATCCGGTTCCGCCCACTACCGTAAGGTGGTCGACTCTTCACCGCGACGAGTTGACCGAACAGTGTATCACGATCCGCCTCCTCAAGTCCACTGAAGTTCCAGATCATCTCCTGAGATAGTCCGCGCCCGATGTCCCACCATATCTGGCACCGGAGGTTCTGATGCTCGGTCGGGCTGATTGCTCCCTCGCCGACGTTCACACCGTATATCTCTGCGCCGTGTAATCCCTCTCGACCCCACTGCTTCAGCCGGTCGGTCAGCCCCTTGCCGATCCCGATGACGTCTACCTTCACGCTCGTCGCCCCGGTCTCTTCGATTACATCCAGCACCAGTTGAGCCGATACCATTGTATCAGGATCATGTCCCCTCCAGACCCGGCCAACCATCCGACCCCGGCGTTCACGGATATTGGTCTCATCGCCTCCGGCCCCGACGTCGACCCCGAGTTCAACCGGGAAGTAATGGTCTTCAGGATAATCCGGTGGAGCAGTGCAGCGCATGAGCAACGACAGCGGCACAACCCCGTCAGCGGCATCCTCGGGGAACAGGCCCAGAACCTTCGACGTGTACTTCGGTGACTTGGTTCCCCAGCCGGTCCGGGGGTCAGCCATCTCCTCCACCCACAATTGAGATATCAGGTGCTTGCTTAATCGCTCGGGTATCTCTTCGGTGGAGTCGGGATGATTCGGGGTGTGTCTCCAGCCAATGTGGATAACGTGCCAGCCAGAACCAGGTCGACAGACGCGGGCGAACTTCGAGGTCGGGTCGTCTGGATTGCCGATCGCCAGTATCCGCGACTCCTCGTTGGTGACGAGGGATGCTGCCGCGTCGAAGATTGCTTCAGGTATGCCGCAAGCCTCGTCGAGAATCACAAGTACCTTGAGCCGGTGGATACCCTGAAACGCTGCCGGGTCCCAGTCGGCCGGTTTCTGTCCGAACGCCGCCAGTATATCAAGCCCATCGGCGTTCTGTATTTTCCACTCAGTCAGGTTCAGGTCACCGGGTAGGTCACCGTTTCTCACCGCCTCGCGAATCTCTTTCCAGAGGATGTTCTTGACCTGTCGCATGGTCGGAGCGGTCGTCACCACGATGGCATCACCGGCAGCAACGGCCATTACGAACCAGGGAACAATTCGACCAGCAATGAACGACTTCCCGGTGTCGTGGCAAGCATGGACGGCAGTCCTCCGGTGATCCCGGACTGATTCGACGATCTCTATCTGTTTCGACCAGACGAAATCCCCGAGGACGTTGTTGATGAACTCAACTGGCTTGTTGGCGAAGTATTGATATCGGGTTCTGAATATCCGACCTGCGAGAAGTGCCGCCTTCTCACGTTGACCGGGGGGCATCTCGGCGATCTGCTGGAAGAACTCCTCGCGGCTCGCCGTCGCTGTACTCATTCGGGGATGTCTTCGGGATTGATGCCCATGAGCTTTGCCAGCTCCTTGACGGGATCGCCGATGTTGAGGTCGATCTTCTCGGTGAACATCCCGAGGTGCTGACCGAGCATCTTGATGGCCGGGCATTTATCGTGGAGCTTGAACCTCATGTTGTAACCGGAATTGGTGGAATGCAGGGATACTTCCTGAACACAGGCCGAGTCGTGTTCCTCCAGCTCATCGCTGTCCTTCATCTGGATACCGGTCGGCCCCCATCCGGTGAACGTCCGCAAGTCAGAGAATGCCAGCTTCGCCAGTTCCAGCAGCACCCGATCCTGAGATATTTCAAGTCTGCGAGAACGGTTATCAGCCCCGGCCTGAATGAGAGCCGCAACGTCAACATCTGTCAACAGGCGAGCGCCTTGAGATTTGGCTGTTTTCTCGCTGTATCCCGCACGTATAGCGGCCTGAGTGGCATTTAGATCAATCAGGTATTCCTCGGCGAATAAGATTTTCTTCGGAGTAAGCAATACGCTGGCCTCCTCGGTGGAATTATTACCAGAAGAGGCGCGCTTGTCAATCTGTTATGAATTGCAGGATTACTTCCTTGCCCTTGCGCTTCGCCGTCTTCATCTCCCACCAGACGCCCTCAGATTCCAGATACCCGTCGAGCGCCGCCACATACAACACGTTGCACCATTCAATAAACGAACCATTCCACTTCTTCCAGAAGGTATGTTCGGTCGGCAATTCGCACTGGACCGCTATCGGGTGGCTGTGAGATATCGGCGAGAATACCAGGTGACCTTCCCTGAGTAGTTGCGCCGCGTACTCATTGACCTTCCGGAATCTCGCTTCCCTCACCTTCGGGTCCGGATGACTGTATGGACATGCTAAATATATCTTCTTCATCATATCCCCATCGTCAGCTCTTCGCCGTTCTCCAGCGACTGGATATTCTTCACGGCTTGCTTGTAGTAACTCTCCTTCAGTTCGATACCGACACCGCGCCGACCAAGTTTGACAGCGCCATATACCTCCGAACCTACCCCCATGAATGGAGTGAATACATTGTCGCCGGGGTTGGTCCATAAGGTCAGGCAGCGGTCTATCGTATCCAGTTGCAGGGGGTGGACGTGCTTCTCGTCGTCCGGATCGCGGGCCTTCTTGTATTCCAGTACGTTCGACAGGCGTATGTCGTCCCAGAAACAGGAGGCGTATTGCTGCCATATCCAGTGGCTAAGTTTGTTGGTCTTCGGTTCCTTCCATCCGCGCCCGTACTTCGCTATCAGTTCTTCGGGGACCGCCCGCGCCCCGGCGTATGTTGTCAGTCCTTGTGGATGCGCTATCGGCTCCTTGTTCTCGCCGGGCTTCATGAATACAACCATGTAATCCGCCCCGGCGTTGCTCGACTTCGACGAGTCCTTAACTATCTGCCGGTGGGTCAATCCCAGTGCGCGGGTACGGATAGCAACCAGTAGCGGCTCTTTCCATATCGCCGTCCGGCAGTGCAATCTCATGCCGTGCTTCTCATGTAGCCTGATTATGTCGCCGGGCAAGTCTCTGAGGTATTTCCCGTCCTTCACGTCCTGACAGTGAACCGCCGATAGTCGGCCCGGTTTGGTGGTCCTCGCGATCTCTTTTACTATCCATTCATAGTGCTCGAAAAAGTGCTCATAATTCCTGCAATTACTCATGTCTTTATCGTCGCTACTATAACAATACAGCCCCGCGAACGGCGGAGAATATATACTGAACCCCATACAACTATCCGGAAACGTCTGGGCTACCTCAACGCAGTCACCGTTGTAGATGGCGTACTTGTCGGTAACTTCCTGATCCCTTATAGCCATGTCGGTAGTTCCGCCTTTCCAGTGTAGTCGGTTCGCTTCTGGATCTTAATTGCGTCGGACATATATTTCACCAGCATTGTAAACATCCTGTCCGCTGCCTCGGCCTTGCGTTGCAGGTTCCGCAATACTCCCACCTCGCCCTCAGTGGTTATAATGTCCACCTGTACCGGTCTGGTCTGGCCGAACCTCCAGCACCGCCGCACCCCCTGGTAATACTGCTCGAATGAGTGGGCTGGAAAGAATGTCATGTGATTACAGTGCTGCCAGTTCAGGCCCCATGCGCCGATCTTCGGCTTCGTTATGAGGACCGGCAACTCCCCGGACGTGAAAGCCATGAACAGCTCTTCCTTCAACTCGTCGGGCTGACTTCCTGATATCTGCCGCCCCTGCGGAATCATCTTCTCGAGCGCATCGCCCTCGGCATTCAGGTGGCACCACACTACCGACCGATCATGCCCCTCTATCCGCTTGCAGACCTCCTCGCATCGTTCGGTAATTGTCTGCCGCCGTTCCTCCCGTTGTTCATCGAGCCGAACCGCTGGCATCCTGAATAGTTCACCCTCCCTGATATACTCAGAATAGACAACAGTTTCAGATACGCTCAGTTCTGGAAGTATAAATCCATCGTCATCGAATCCCATATCTGACGGCATCCGAAGTGCCCGCGCCCATGAACATATCCATTGCCAGAACCGTGTCTCGGCGTGTCGCTTGAATCTCCACCTCGCACCCCACCAGATAGGATGGTTGCTGTTCTCGTCATTCACAAAGAACGTTGATAGCATATCCATGCGCCCCATCTCAGCCAGGACCTCAGCCGATGTCCCGAGTTCGATGTAATCATTCGGGGCCGCCGTCGCCGTACACAGTAGCCGGTAGGGTGTCTTTCGCATGAAGTCGCCGACTATGCCTTGCCGCTTTCCGTTGAAGTTCTTTATCGCGCTGGACTCATCCAGTATCACCGCGCAGTAATCGTCCGGGTTGAAGTGGTGCAACCGCTCGTAGTTTGTCACCGTTACACACTTGTGAGCCTTCCCGTCCTGCGACCTCTTCGCCTCCACTCCGAACTTCTCGCCCTCCTGTACTGTCTGGTGGGATACGGCCAGCGGGGTTACTATCAGGGCTGACTTGTTCTCTCGCTCGATACAGTTCTGTGCAAACGCCAGCTGCATCATGGTTTTACCCAACCCGCAATCGGCGAATATAGCGGCACGGCCTTTCCGGGTCGCCCACTCTATCAGATATGTCTGGAAGTCGTAGGATCCGTCTGGTATGAAGTGCGGGTCGAATCCGTGATCGGCACCGGAATGTTCTTTATCAGATATAAACTCAGCATACTTATCAGTCATGTAGTCCCCTTTCCGAAGGTGCGGATACAGTACAGTTATACTTGCCGGATGTCAACCGGTGTCCCGCTTCTTATACGCCCTGCTATGTCGGGCCTCGCTCGGTTCCTTCACGGCGTAGGTCTGTATCGACCGCGACCATTCCAGGAATCCCTCGCCCTTGCCGTCGATGTCCCGCTCGATTACGTGCCGATATACGCAGCAGCTCCCCTTGTCGAGTGCGATCTCTGCCGGTATTCCCTGAGCCCGCAGGCGCTCCTTGATCAGCGTGAGGATATCCATGTTGTGTTCGTCGATCGCATGGACCCACTTGCTGACCGGTATCCACATGCCCAAGTATTCAGTCAGCTTCGGATCAGGCATTCCGCTCCTCCTCCGGATACTGGTGTGATATCTGTTCTGCTATTGCCGCGAGATCCAGCCCATACTTGCGCTCGAATGCTTTGCGGCCGATCCGGTGTACCTCGCCATGGTGGATAACACATAGCGGCACCTCATTCTTAAAGTCCTGACCTCCCGCGCCGACCGTCTTGACATGGTGGCCGACTGCCTGAGGGTAACAGCCGACGTTTATCAGGCAGGGGAAGTGGGCCATCCAATCGTGATAGGGACCATATACCAGCCCTTCAGCCTTCCGACGGTGCCAGCGTTTGCCGCGTGACTTCAGGCGACCGCCTCGCTTCAACGGCTTGCCCGGTCGCAGGGTCGAATTCCAGGCTGTCCGGTCAATCATCCCCTGTACCTGTGAGGGTGGCGTCGTGGGCTTTCAGCGCCCATTCAATAGTAATTGGTAATGAATATTCACATTCTCTTGCCGCCCTTACCACTCTCTCCATGCTGGCGCACTTGGCTTCAAGTGAATCCTGTTCGGCAATGGCCTCCAGAAACACGTTATCTACATCTGGCACACCGTGAATCTCCATCAGTCCAATCATCGCCCCGGCAAGTTTGTTCTGCCGCCTTGCGGACTCGAATAGTTTATCTCGCCACTTCGTATCACATTCGGTTAACTCACCACTCAGTTCCTCGGCCTGCTTCCGGAGATTTTCGGCTTCAATAGCAATCTCGCTGAATTGGATATCGAAGTCCGCTATGATTTTATCTCTTTGCTCCACCTGCTCCCGTAGGGTGGTGATCTCGGTGAGGAGGGCTTGGATATCATCCATGACCAGTTGATTGTTACCTGCTGTGATTAGTAATGATTTTCCTGAATATCGCTCCCGTATCTCCTGTTCACTCATTATTGGCCTCCAGTTCTGCTATGCGCTCTCTGAGTTGGGTGATGTGGGTGAGGAGGACTGATTCTTCTGGTGGTGTTTTGGCCCACCCCGAATAGCCGAACATCAGTTTCTCCCATGTGCTGTATCGGCATTGATAACTGATTCCCCCTATCTCAAATGGCTCCACATTCAGACCGTCGCTGTCGGGGTCATCCTCCACTCTGTCAGGCTCAGTAGGGGCGGGATAGTCTGGATCAAAGCCGTTGCAGTTTTCATATCCCATGCATGGACTACAATAGGCGTCGCTCTGAGCCTTGCCGCATTTACCGCTGGGTCTTTCCCACAGACAGACGGCTACTTCTTGCTCCCCAGTCTCGACCGGCACCTCCTTGAGTGGGTGGATTCGGTCTACCTCTGAGCGGGGTATCAGCCTCAGCCCGGTGGTCAGGGCACGGATGCGATCTCCGACCTGACAGCGGCAGTAAATCGGCTTGTGATCGCAGACTTCTCGCTCCCCTGCATCGGGAACCGGGGCGGGAGAGGGATGGATTAACTCGGTGGCGTATCTGGCTTTTTCGACCGCTGATGTTGCCTCTTCCAACGCTTTGTGGGCTTCAACCAGAAACTCTTTGCAGGTTTCTGCGTGTGAGATTTCCTTTTTAGATAGTGGAGCCATCATGAGTCCTCTACTTGCTGCCGGAGAGTTTGGAGCGCATCCCTGAGTTCCATGTTCCAACCCATTTCATCAATCTTTGTTGCTGCCTCTACCAGCCCGATCACGGCGGCAGAGGTGTTGGCAAGAAAGTCTGTGGCATCCGTATACTCATCATTTGAGGCGAAGTCACTACGGACGGCCTCTGTCTTCTCTCGCATCAGCTCTGCGGTGTTCATGGCGTCACCTCCTCATCTCTCATCTCATCGTAGGCCATATCAGCACAGACGGCCCGGCACTCGGCGCACTCTTCAGCCGTCCGATTCTCCAGCGGGATATGGCACAGGCTACAATCGGGGGTCTGTCTCATGAAGTACCTCCCCATTGCCTTGCCATCGCAACTGCTATCCCTGGATAGAACCTGCTGCGGTTCTTCCATCGGTCAGGTCCTGGCGGCATGTGATGTACCCGTGGTTCCCGGCCTTCGACGATGTTGGTTGGTATCAGTAGCGGCAGGTTCTTCAACCAGAGACCGGTCTTCTTTATCTCGCCATGTCCGAATTGCCAGGGTTGGATATACTGGTCTGGTTTTCTCCACACGGTAGACATGATGCCGACCGGATTCTCGATCGCGATGCGGGGAATGGGCGCGTCAGCAAGCATCATGAAGAAATCGATCGCTGCCTGCTGGCTGCCATCTGCCCGCTTCTCGGGGAACCATCGGGCGCCGCTGACGGCCAACGCCACGCAAGGGGGATGGCAAACCATCAGATCCCATTCTCTATCGGTCACGGAAAGCAGAGACTCGACCGGACCGGTGAAGTGAGGTCCGGGGCGCTCAGTCTTCAGTAAGTCACAGGAAACAGCATCATGACCCGCCTGGATAAACGCATCCCTGACTATGCCGCTGAATTCACAGGCTACAAGGACTCTCATTGGTCTCCCTTCCACTCCTCTATCTTGTACCACGAATACACTATCCCGTCAACATGGTCAGTCCGATTCACGATATCCCAGCCCAGCGGCCGGCAGACCTTCCGGATATCACTGATCCGGTTCGTCACCTTCGTGAAGGCTACCCGTTCCAGGGTCGTCAGATTGACCTCGCCGGGGAATGCCGAGACCAGTATCCGCCAGAGTTTCCCGGACCTGCTATCCCATCCGATACCGGGCAGACGGTCAGGGGGCTGGACGGTTTCAGGGAATAGTGTCGGCTGGTTCATAGCGTACACACCCTACATTTCTGATGGTTGAATAGGTCGGTCTGGATAAGACTCCCTCTCGGTACACGGCCAGCCTCAAACTCTGCCCGCAGGTCAGTGAGTGCGCCGGGCCAATTATCTTTAGTCTCTGCCCGGTAGGTGTGGTCAGTCAGTATCTCATCGTTGACGGCATCTTGGTAAATATCCGGATAGTCCCGCCAGAGGTTCCACCACTCTCCGAGCGCCTGAAAGAAACAGCGAGCGCAATCTGTACGGGCGGGTACGGTGACTCCTCGTTCACTCAGGTATCGGTAAACGTCGTTGATGGTCCAGCCCCACTCTCGCATCGGGTAGCGCATGGTCACGCCGGGAACGTCTGAGTAGTCACCACCCTTGCGCTGTTCCTCGTCAGCCCGCAGGCCGACGTATGAGATTATCTGGTCGTGGTCACTGTTCTGCTCCGTCAGCCATTCAGCGTAAGGCTCAATCTTCAACACTCTGGTACACCATCGTTGCCGCCAGTTAGGTAGGGCGTTCCATTCCTTGACCAGTCCCTTGAGCGTTCCGCCGATCACGGTTGTCAGCGGGCTGTCAAGTAGGTTGCTCAGTAGTTTCCAGTGGTCCTCCATCTCGGGCAATTCATCGCCGGTCGGTGTGTAGACGTAGGCGTAGTCCTGTGGGGCCACTTCAGCGAGGCGCAGAGCCATGGCGGTACTGTCCTTGCCGCCACTCAAAGCAACGACGTGTAGGGTGCGCTTCATAGATTCCACTTCCGCCTGAACGCCTCAGCCTCCGGTCCTCGCGGTAATCCGGTCCGTTCCTGGATCTTCTTTAGTTCATCGGCGGCGTTCCACTTCCGCTTCCGTCTGGTGGTGGTGGCCAGCGCATCAGCATACTCAGCCAGTGGTGAATCCTTGAAGTCGTCGGCCAGTAACCGCTGCTTCATGGCGTGATATCGTTCCCTCGCTGCCGGTATCCACCATTCCTGATCGTCGGTCCGGTTATCCAGGCTTCCCCATATCTCGAAGGCATATTCTACCTTTGTGAATTCAGCCACCAGACAGGCACCGATCAACACATCTGCTCCGTACTTCTCGATGTACTGATCCAAGCCAGCACGGTAGCGATTGTTCCAGACCTGACCCGAGCCGGTCTTATGGACAAGGAAGGCCCCGAGTTCGCGGAATGATTGTGATTGTTCAGTCGGCACTGGCCGCCCTAAAGGCGTCGAGATATCCAGTGATTATTGGCTCTATAGACTCACTAAGTTCATCGAGGTGATTGGTGCTGAATAAGACAACAATACCTGTTCCGCTGATGGATAAGATTAACCCGTCGCAGTCCTCTCCATCAACCATTGATATATTCAGAATTTCACTTGTTGGTATTTCCATTTCATCCTCCATTAACTCGGCGCAGCCGAGAATCTTTTAATCACTTTTGTTTTTCCGGTCTTAACTGCCTTAACTGTCTTTTCTTTGTCCCTTACCTGTCCCTTACCTGTCCCTTGGGTGTCCCTCATGCTGTCCCTTTTCCGTCCCGATCACTGTCCTTGTAATCCTGATAAGCCCTATAGTTGATAAGCACATACACGTACCCGAAGGTGGTCTGTCTCTGTCCTTTTATCCGTCCCGATTTTTGGAGTAGTTTAAGAAAAGTATTTACCTTGTTTTTAGACCAGCGCCACCTATTAGCAAGGTATCTATATGAGGCAAGGAACTCGCCCCGGTTCAATTCAACTATCTCGCATCCTATAATCCGCTGTCCCGTTCGCCAGTTAGCCATCTGAATCAGGTCAATCCAGGCTTCGGCCTTAGTGCGGGGGCGGTTCTCCTCCCACAGGCGATCCGAACCATCAAACATCTTCCGGCTGATCTTGATATATCCATAGTCAGTCATGCCGCACCAGACAGGACAGCCCCCGTTTCACGTTGGACGTACCACCAAGAGGAAAGGCGGGACCGCTACTAAGGGGGCTGAGATCATTGAATCGCCTCTTGTTGATACGTCCTGAGGCGACTCTATCATATCCAAGTGCTGGCGTCAACGTCAGATTCCCAGCGGGGGATCATCTTCGATATCGTCAGGCTGCTTCCGCTCGTAGTGCAGGGTCAGCCAGAACAGAAACGCCGGGAAACCTATAGCACCGAATGCAGCGGCCAACAGCAACCATGTCCAGTGAATCATTGCGGCCTCCCTTCCGAGGTGGTGCGGCGATACTACCGATCAATGGCGATACTGACAACCTCTTTTCCTGAATACTTCATCGTGAGCGTCACCGAGTGCCAGATCATGTCCTCGATGACCTCGACCACCATTCCGTTTGTGAGCGTGTCGCGGGCCGTGACGACGAAACGTACCGGATAGTCTCCGATGTCGCCGTCTATAGGCGTGGAATGTGGTGGAATGACCCTTTCCATGCCGACCGACAAGCCCAGATTATAGCCGATCAGGAGCAGGAAACAGGTCAGCACGACGGCCAGGATGATCTTGTCAATCCCGGTCGGGCTGGTCTTGGGTGTGATGATGGTCATCGCCTCCTCAGCTTCCGCTTGATCTTCCGAACTCGCCGGGCAACCACCTGTGCCAGCGGGCGCTGAATCTCCTGCAACCTGAGCATGAGCTGGTGACTAGCCTCCATCTTCGCGTGACAGTCCTCCATGAATGCGTCGTGTTCTTCTTGAGTCATGGTGTCTCCCTCCGATTCTGGAGAAGCGGCCAAGCACTGTCGAGGCTATCACAACAGTATGCCTCGCCTCCTGACCGATTCACCTTGTCAATGAACTCCTGCTGGTCTGGTCGGGCCTCCTTGCCGGGTGCCTTGCACTCGATCCAGACGCGTCGCTTCTGTGCCTGACTGGTCAGGTAGAGGTCGGGAATCGCCCGGTGCTGTCGTCGCCCCTTCCGGTCGGTGCTGAAGATCGTGACCTCCCAACCGGTTGCACGAGCCGCCGCAACGATCGCGGACTGGACTGATCCCTCAGTCATTGACTACCTCCTTCCATGCGGCGATGGCGTCTAGAATGACTTGCCCCGGCTCCCAATACGGGTCTGCATTGCGATGATAATACCACTCCTTGTCCAACTCTATCAGCCCTCTAAGGTAGGAGCCGTAGGCGAGGCACTCACCACGAACTGCGATGTGATATAGCCGTCGCTGTCTCATCACCTTCGCCCCTCGCATATAGCCACAATACACCTGCGCACTCTCAGCAAGTTCCCGCACCTTCTCAACGCCGGTCACTTGAACACCCCCTCGAATGATTTTCTGTGCGCTTCAGGCACATAGTACGTAAACGATAGGCTTCGCTCCCCGCCATCGTAATAGGTTGTGGACATCCCATCAGCGCATATATCCCTCGGATCGCCATACATCGTATATTTAATGGCGTGTATCTCCTCCGCATCAAGTTTGTCTGCAAGATTACGAAATTGGGCGGCCCACTGTTTATTTACCTTCCGATGCTCGCCGGTCATCAATCGCCTCCCGTATCATGTCGGCAGCATCGCCGGTTATCGGTGACACGTTCGCGGTAAACAGCAACCCGACGAGGCATAAACACATCAGGGCCATCACCCAGAACATCACCCGGACCGCTATCACGAAGAGTAATGTCATCGGGTAACCACTCCGGTCGATGATACCGCCTTCACGCCCGGAACATCCATCTTGTCCTTCTGGCTGACCGCGATCCGGTTCAGCCCCGGCATGGACGGCTCAAGCAGGAACTCCCATTCCGGGTTCGCTGCTACGTAGTTGACCAGTTGCATGAAGTCTACGACCTCGGCCTTCCAGGTGGTCCGGGTTCCGGCACCCTTGACCTGAGCGAGGGCTGGAGCGATGATCGGCACGGGGGCAATCTCTTCGACCGGCTCTGGTTCGGCCTCCAGGATTTCCTCGGCCTTCTCCTCGTCCCCCTCCTCGATCGCTTCCTCCAGTGCGGCCAGCCTCGCCGCTTCCTTCTCTGCCGCCTCGGCCTCCGCTTTCTCGCGGGCGATCCGGGCCTCCTCGTCAGCCTTGCGCTGGGCCTCAGCCGCTATCCGCTCCTGCTCCTGCTGATACGTGACCGCCTTCCCACTCAGGACGCCACGCGCCGCCTCGAGCGGCTTGATGAGTGTATCCCGAGCCGCCAGCACTTCCTTCTTGGCTACATCCAGCGCCTTCCGGGATGGCTCGAAGTGCTCGGTGATTCTCTTCTCCCGGTCCCGGAGTGCCTTAATCAGCTCCAGCGCGGTACCATGTTCGATCGCCGTCGTGATCTGTACCTCGTCGGCCTGTTCGATCGCGGTCAATACCTCGGCCTCGATCATCTCGGTCTCGGGTCGTGCAATGATGATCTCGTTACTCATAGGTCTCCTTCCGTTATCCGATCTCGGTAACCTTCAGGCTCTTCCGCCCGTCGATGGTCAGGTGATACTTGCCAGCCAGCACGTTACCACCGGCGTTGATGATCGCTTGCCTCAGGTGGTCATGGACCCGCTTGTATTCCTTGCTCGGGTCCTGCAACTCTGCCCGACGCTCGACCGCCTGCAGTATCTGTTCGTCGGTCATTACCACCAGCTCCGGCCCCCACTCACGCGCCCCCATACAGAGGGACATGAAGGAACACCGGCCGCAGGTCTCCTCGGATGGTTCGATCTGGTCGGGGAGAATGGCGTCGAGGTCATCCTGGCTTGCGCCCTTGTCCTCAGCCGCGAACCAGTCCGCCACTACCTGATTGTTCCGTTCCGCCCGCTTCAGAAGGTCCTCGGCCAGATCATAATCGAGATTGATCCGGATAAGCCTGATCGGGAATGCCCCCATTGCCGCCTTGTTCTTCAGGGCGAGGATGCCCCACGGCTTCGAGTCCATCAGGAGGTAGAGCTGTATCTGTGCCGCCCACTTCTCCAGCCAGAACCGCTTCGGATCGTAGAGGTCTGCCTGACTGCGTATCCGGTCATAGGTGAACGGGGAGTTGCTCTTGATCTCCAGCGGGGCGAGGTAGGTCTTACCGTTCTCGTCAACGGTCCTGATCTTTCCGTCCAGATGGCCAGTGATCTCATACTCCCGCCACTCGTATCCCTTCTGAGTTTCTTCGATAACGATACCGGCATCCTGCATCAGCCGGATCATGTACTGTTCGTGCATGTTCCCATCATCGAAGGTGACCTGAAGAGTTGCGTTCGGCGGCGACTTGTGTTGCCACGCCACGCGGGTGTAGGCCAGATAACGCGGGCAGGGATGCCCGACCTCGCTGGCCCGGTTCACCCGGCATGGATAAACCTTGCTCTTCTGTGATAGGTAGGTCTTGATCTGCTGGGTCATCCTCTCCTCGATCGGTATATCAAGGAGAGGGTTGTCGGTATCGGTCATGCTGTCTCCTTCCCGTTACTGATCTTCCTCGAATGCCTCTTCGTAGGACGGTCCGCCGCTCTGGTCGTCGGGGTCCTGATTCTCGTTCTCAGGCTCTGAGCCGAAGTCGTGGCCGAACAGGTCCTTGAACTCCCTCTGAGCCTTGCCGTAGGTACTCCGCAACCACTTGCCCTTCAGGCTCTTCGCGGTCCGGCGACTGATCATCTTGTCGTCGTCACCCTTGAACTCAGTCAGGCCCTCAAGGATGTCCCCGGCCTTCTTCTTGTCACCGTTGGCCAGAGCCATACACATCTCGGCCACATGCCGCTGGAGAATCTTGTCCTCGTCGGATGATCCCCCTTCCGTGCCCTTACCGTACTCAACCTTTTCGATCTTGTCGAGTTCGATTCCGATGGCCTCTAGGTCCTCGAAGGTGACGCTACGGAGGCCCAGTAACCGGGTGATCCCGTTGACGAGCAGGTTGGAATATGCGGCCTTCATGATGTTGGTCTGATCGATGTCGCCAGCGGGCAGCAGCTCACCATTCCTGACGGCGAAGAACTTGTCCCGGCTCGAACAGGTACCGACCGCCTCAAGGGTACGCCCGGCGATCGAGAACGTCCCGGCATACTCCCAAATGTAATACCGGCCCTTCTCGTCCTCGTCCTGGATCTTCGATCGGGTGATGTTCGACACCGTGACACCGATCCGGGCAACCTTCTCGGCACCGCTGGCGCACATATACGGCTTCCCGCCCTGGTTCACCCAGTCCCGGTGGTTGGTCATGCTCATGGCCGCCAGCATGATCTGCGTCATGGCCTCGGCCTTCGCCGGTGCCTCTGCCGCTATCCGTTCAAGGGTCTGATCCCCGAAGGTCATTACTTCATGCTCAACCCCTCCGGGCTGTCCGTCCTGTACGATTTGATCCGTCATGGTCCGTCCTTTCCCCAGATACCTTCACAGATATCAATGAGTCCGTCGATCTCACGTAAGGCCCGCACTCGGAGCGCCCTGCCTTGCGTCCGCTCGTATTTCGAGGCAGTCCCTGTCCGGCGTAGTTCGTCGGCGTTGGTGGCGATCCCGCAGAGTTGATCGAGGATGGTCTGCTGCTGGTCCTTGCTGATGTCTTCCCAGTAGTTACATACTGCTTCTGTGCAATCGTCGAGAATCATGTGGTCTCCTTTCCAAGAGGTGCGGCAATTATACCCCGTTACTGTCCGGGCGACAAGTAGGAATGTGTTACTTCCCCGCCTTTCTGGATTCAATAAATGATTCGAGGTTGAGCAATGCGGCCTCCTGTGTCCACTCGATAAACGCCTTCGCCTTCTCGTGGTCCTTCCACGTAATAATCAGATTGTATTCCCCCGTATGAGCGCACTCTACGCACCCGGTCATAAAGTTGTCGCGCTCGCCAGTGTGCAGGTTCATCTCCCAGACATCAGGTGTAAGCTCACCAGCATCAAACTTATCAGCGAGCGCCCTCAGTTGATTGGCTAGTTGCGTAATCGCTTCATCCATCGTCGCACTCCTTCCCTATCTCATCCCACGCCTCGATAAATACAAGCAGGCGGGCGAATTGATGTTTGCCGAGATTGTACTCAACCCGGTACCGGAGCATCTGATCCCGCTGATCGTCGGACAGCTTGCCCAGCGCACAGACGGACTTGGCCCACCGGATCGGCTCGGTGTCCCGGAGGTGTTCGCTGGTCACATCGTCGAGTAGGACCCGGACGTGATCGAGCATGTCCCGAGTCGTCATCGGACGGTTCGGCCAGTTGTGGGGCGTCCAGAGGGTCACCTGACAGGTTCCTTTTCTGCCTCAATGTTAATCACGACCACCTTCGGTTCGGCGGCCGGAGTGAGGTCCATGGTATCATTCTTCGGGTACCAGTCCTCGTGTTCCATATACAACCCGAACAGGTCGTAGATCAGGTTGGGGTTGTGCCCCAGTATCCCGCCCGGCCCGAACAAGTACATGACCAGGATGAAGAACGCGGTCGCCAGTGAGAGTTTCATTCAGCTCCTCCATTCGGTTCGGGGTGTCGCTTGCCCCGGTTGTCTCGGCTTGCCAGATACTTCCGGATCGCCGCCGCCGTGTAGAGTCGGGCTGATCCAGGTCGACCGGGATCGAAGGCGGGTTTAATCCGTCCCGCCGCCACCAGTTGATTCAGGTGCGACCGACCGATCCCGAACTCCTCGTGAACGTCTGCCGGTGTCAGATACTTGGGGGTCATTACTTGAACTCCTCGGGATACATCGCCCGCACCCGATCGGCAACGCGAGGCAATTCATCTACCGGACCGTGCCATTCACCGCACCAGTTGTGCAGCATCACCCCAACGAACAGAAAGCCGCGAGTGAGCCAGCCCGGTTGTTCCGGGGGCCACCGATGGCACTCTATCCTCTCCTCCTTCTTTCCGGAATTGTCCATAGCATAGTCGCAGTTCCCGCAATGCTGATCCTTCTTTGGTATGCTTGCCATCATGCTCCTTCCATCCGTTCCAGATGCCGCCGCCATGCCTTGCCGATCATCGTCTGGCCGAGCGTGTCGGCAGCGTTGTAAGCGCCCTCCATGAATAGCAGCTCATCATATTCAGCCTCGGCACCGTCGTCATCTTCGAGCATGGCCATCTGAGCCATACCGAACCGGGGCGTGATCTCGTTCATCATCTCGGCCCGCGCCCACTTCAGGACATCCCTCGCGTCCTCGATCTCTTCGGCGGTCGGTGTCCAGCTGAGGGGTTTCAATCTTTCACCTCCTGTATCTCAACTCGCCCGATACGCAGGACGGGGTGTTCTGATGTCCAGTCGGGATTGTCGGCGTCTTCCTTCGCGGCCATCTCTCTTGCGTCGGCCTCGCTATCCTCGCTGAAAGTTTCCCAGTCGGGCCACGGCTTATGCTTGGTGGCGAAGTTGCCCTTCCTGATTGCGGCCCACCCCTTCACTGCCATGCTGTCCGTCATGCCACCCCTCCCATTGATAGGGTGATTGATTCCCGCTCCCGACGCCGGTTCACACGGGCACGACGCACCTGCACCTGCCCGGCCTTCTTCCGGCCCTCGTCACGCCTCATCCATTCTGGTTTCCGTTGGGTCTTCTTCATTGGTCTCCTTTCCGAGACAGTTATACGATCCTACCCTCCACCTGCAGACCGATCTCCCGCATGGCGGTACACAGGTCGGAGGCAATCAGGTGGTGCTCGACGTCGATACCGTTCAGGCAGACCGATCCAACGATGTGCTGCATCTCTTCGAGGTGAGCCTGATCGACCGGAACCCTGGTTCCGTTGTCAGCCTCACCACGAATTGCCCGCAACTCATCACGAACGCGCCCGATCCGCGCCGCATTGAACCGGTCCCGTAGCAGGGGAATGACCTTCGCGATCCCCTCCTCGGCCTGCCGGATCGTATGTGCAGGTACCGCAATCATGGTTATACTTGCCTCCCGCGTAGTAGAATACGGGGTATGGTTGCCGGTCGTCAAGTTTAATCAGTGGTATGATACCGCACTCACGAACACCGGTCCGTGATCCCGGTCGTGGTACTTGCCGCCGAAGAGAACCTCGTTGCGCTGATTCATCTCATCCGTCGCCTGCTCGAATGTGTCGCGCAAGGTGATGATCCGCTCGGTGCGGCCCTCGCCGGTGAGTGTCGCCAGAACGACGGCGAACCCGTCGCCTTCCGGCCTGACTGCATGGTACTGGGAGATTGTCTCGGTCATCTGCTGCCATCCTTTGCGTACCGAACGAGCTCAGGTGCCGTCATGTAGGTGTGAATCTTCGGCTCTGATTTCCATACTCTGAAACTCCGCGACGGCTCAAGGTTGAACTTCTGGTCGACCTCAAGAATGTCGAAGCCGTCATCGGTGAGTTTGTCGATTGCTTCTTGGATGGTCATGTTGGTCCCCTTTCCGGAGGTGTTGTGACCTGAGGCGATTGTATCAGTCTACTTGTCGGGATACAACTAGAATCGAAAACTATTTTTCAGGGGGATAAAGGGCCGGGGCAGAAGCGGGCCGTTGTGGGTCACCGGCTAATGCCGGTTGGAAAGGAGACCTAACCGCATCCCCTGCCCCGGATTCAGATTATACTACCGTAGTCCGGACCGACTGTCAATCGGCCTCTTTCTTCCACACATACTTGTTCAGGATGCGCACGATGACGTCGATCATGGCCGGGAATATCTTGACCACGATCTTCTTGATCCGCTTGATCGGCAGCAGCCAGCGAAGCCAGCGCGGCAACTTGGGAAGGATCAGTCCGATGATCGTCGCCGTGACGCTGAACTTATTGTCCAGCCATTCGATGACTCCGGTAACGATCGCCCGCTTCTGCGGTCCGGTGATGTCGTCGGGTGATACCTCCTCGACCAGCTCAATCGCCTCGGTGATGACGTCGAACACCTCCGCAAACTCGAACGGGGGATCGAGTAGTGCGTTTATCGCCGCACTGTTCTTATTCAGCCTGTGGATTACTTGCGCCTTAATTTCTCCGGGGGTCATCTGTCTGCTCCTTCTTATAGGGGAAACCCGAGCCGCCTCATTATGAGGCAGACCCGGCTTGCGTCACTTCTGATCCTGGTGGTCTTGCGCCAGCTCACTTGTAGATGCAGGTGGTCACCGAGACCGACATCATGGTGGACGATCGAGTCGTACTCCGGGCGCTCATCATCATAGGAAACGATGGCCGAGAACCAGGCGTCGATGGTCTGCGCTTCGGCTTCCTCGATCACCGGGTTCCCGGTTGCTACTTCATACGGCCAGGCATCGAGGTCGGTTGGCCGGTAGGGTCTGATACCGAAGTCGAGTCCGCGGCCGAACTGATGGACGCTCTTCTTGTACGGCCCGGTCTTCGGTTGCCGGTAGTATTCCCGCTGCTGCTCCTCGGTCCTGAATATCTCGGTGATCACCAGGTCCTTGCCGAACGTCTGGTGAACGAATCCCATGATCGAATAGGCGATGAACTGCAGGCGGTTGTCCATCTCCCGGAACTGGCTCTGGATGATTGCCCGCTTGTGCAGTTTATACCGGAAGGCCATTAGAGCTTGTCCACCTTGCCGCTC